CCCCAGCACCTCCCGGTTACACCTATCGGTGGATCAGGGAATCAATGCTAGGGCAAGAGGATCGGGCGAACGTAAGCAGACGGATAAGGGAAGGTTGGGAGCTTGTAAAAGCATCTGATCTTCCTCCAGAATGGGAGCTTCCCACAATGGATGCCGGAAAGCACGCTGGAGTCATATACAACGAAGGATTATTGCTGGCGAAAATACCCGACGAAACGATTGAAGAGCGCAACGCATATTATAATGCGAAAAATCAAGCGGCCACTGACGCATTGGATAACACAATGTTTAATGAGACCCGAGGCGACCAGCGTTACGTCAAGTATGATCCACAACGAGACTCTCAAGTAACATTTGGTAGACGCTAAAGTCTCAAGGAGATAAAAATGGCTAATAAAGATGCCGCTTTTGGAATGAAACCTGTTCGGATGATCGGCGGAGCACCTTATTCGGGTGGTCAAAGTCGTTACCGCATTGCTGCTGATTATAATACCAGCATTTTTCAAGGCGATATGGTTACTCAAGTAACCGGTGGGCACATTGCCCTTCACGCTGATGGGGGCGTAGTGCCCGTTGTCGGTGTATTTAATGGTTGTCAGTACACGGACCCCACCTCTGGTGAGCAAACGTACAGCAATTACTATCCTGCAAACACTGATGCTGCGGACCTCATAGCTTTTGTTATTGATGACCCGATGGTGGTCTTTGAAATTCAAGCCGCTATAGCGTTTCCGATTGCTGATTTGTTTGGTAACTTCGATATCGTTTACACAACTGCAGGTTCTACCCTATCCGGTGTTTCAGGTGCGGAACTGCAGGTGACTGACGGTGGAACAGCACTGACACTTCCAGTCAAAGCGATTGATATTTCTGAAGATCCTACAAATTCAGATGTAGCGTCAGCACATACCAACGTGCTTGTCGTAATCGAAAACCATGTATTCGGCATTAAAGGCGCTGGGTTAGCATAAAGGAGAGTAAAAAATGGCTATTTCAAGAGCACAACTAGCAAAAGAGCTAGAACCCGGCTTGAACGCATTATTCGGTATGAGCTACGACTCTTACGACCGAGAGTACGAGGAAGTCTTCGCAATTGAAGATTCTCAGCGTGCATTCGAGGAAGAAGTTCTCATTACCGGCTTCGGTTCAGCCCCAACTAAAACTGAAGGTCAAGGCGTTGTCTTTGATAACGCTGGCGAGTCGTACTCGGCACGTTACAACCATCAGACAATTGCGCTGGCATTTGCACTTACAGAGGAAGCTGTTGAAGATAATCTGTATGACAGTTTAGGCAAGCGGTATGTCAAAGCACTTGCGCGTTCTATGGGTAACACCAAGGAAGTAAAAGGCGCTGATGTGCTGAACAATGCGTTCAGCGGAACCTACACTGGCGGCGATGGCGTTTCTTTAATCAACACAGCTCACCCTCTGTCTGGCGGCGGTACTGCCGCTAACCGAGCAGCGACTATGGCTGATTTGAATGAAACTTCGTTGGAAGACGCTTTGATCGATATTAGCACTTACACCGACGACAGAGGACTGACCATTTCGGTTCAGGCGACTAAATTAGTCGTACCTCCTCAGTTGGTATTCGTTGCTGACCGAATCTTGAATTCGGACAAGCGATCTGGCACTGCTGACAACGATCTCAACGCGATTAAGAGCACTGGAGTTCTGCCAGGTGGTTACACTGTTAACCATTATCTGAACGACCCAGATGCCTTCTTCCTGTTGACTTCAGTCACAGACCAAGGCGAAGGTCTCAAGATGTTCCAACGCTCCGCGATGGAAACTTCTATGGAACCTGACTTTTCAACCGGAAACATCAGATACAAAGCGCGTGAGCGTTATAGTTTCGGATGGTCCGATTGGCGAGGCATTTACGGCTCACAAGGAGCCTAAAAAGAAAGGGGCCGAAAGGCCCTTTTTTTTGTCACAAGATTGCCCTAGAATGACAAACAACTGAGAAAAAAGCCCCAGCGACTGGCTCAGCAGACGTTTACGAAGACTCTGGGGCGAATCCTTTCGTAAAGAGGTTAATACCATGGCACAAACTACTTTTTCTGGACCCGTTAAATCCTTAGCTGGTTTTATTACCGCAGGCGTAAACAGCACAGTCAGCCTTGCCGCAGGCACTTCTCTTACTGTAGCGGATCATGCAGGCAAAATTATTTTGTTAAATGACGCAGACGGCAAGTTTAAACTGCCAACTATTAACGTCACTACCCCTGACGATCCAACGGCTCCGAGTCAAGTAAACAATACAGGTGCTTCTTTCTTCTTTTATGTAGAAACCGCAGCAACCGATCTTGACATTTTGACTGACGGCACTGATAAGTTTATTGGCGCGGCAATGGTCGCTGTAAATGATGGCGCTAAAAAAGCGTTTATTCCTGCAGTCGCTAACGATGTCATGACCTTAAATGGCTCAACTAAGGGTGGACTCGTCGGCAGTGTTATTAAAATTACTGCTATTGACGCTGCGCTGTACTTAGTTCATGACACTTTATTGCTAGGTACAGGAACAATTATTACTCCTTTCGCTGATGCTTAATCAATTAATTTAGGAGAATAACAATGGCTGATGCAGTAACAAGCCAAACAATTCAAGACGGCGAGCGAAAAGCCATTCTTAAATTCACCAATATCAGCGATGGTTCTGGTGAGGCGGCTGTCACCAAGATTGACGTTAGCGATATGGCTGCGAACAGCGCGGGAAAGGCTTGCACCGAAGTCACCGTTGGCAAAATCTGGTGGCAGTGTGTAGGGATGGGGGTGTCGCTTTTAAATGACGCAACCGCCGACACGCTGATCATCGGTCTTAGCCCCGATTCAAACGGATATCACGACTACTCCGAGTTCTCAGGCATCCCCAATAATGCGGGTGACGGAAAGACGGGTGACGTGCAGTTTACAACAATTGGCGCAAGCAGCGGAGACACCTACACCGTTATTGTTGAAGTCTTGAAGACCTACGGCTAATGGCTACAACCAAGGACGCTAAGAGAACGGAGTCTGGCCGCGTATCATATCGTGGCGAGTCTTTTTCCGGCTTTAATAAACCTAAAAGGACTTCTGGCGGCAATAAGAAGTTCGCGGTTCTTGCTCGCCAAGGCGATCAAGTTAAGCTGGTTCGTTTCGGTGATCCAAACATGACAATTAAGAAAAACATACCAGAGCGAAGAGCCAGTTTTCGTGCTCGCCATAAGTGCTCAACGGCGAAGGACAAACTCACGGCTCGATACTGGTCTTGCAAGGCATGGTGATATAAATGGCAGAACCAACTGATTTAAGCCGCGCTCAAGATGAATACGGAAGTTCGGCTTCCCCTTACGGATCGCTGAGTGATTACTTGATGCAGCAACCGGTCTATGACCGTGGCCCAAGAGAGGCTCCTGCTACTCCAGAAATGCGCAAGATTGAAGGCCCTACCACAGACGAGCTTCTTGCCGACCAGTACGGCAAGATTATGGAAGAGCAAAAGATTGCAGGCGATGCCTCTTCTGCTGCTCGCCAGACGGAAATCGATAACCTTCAAAAACTTTTAAGAGAAGAGATATCGACCTCCTCTGATGCTGCGTCATCTCAACGGTCAGATATGACTGCAACCCTCGAAGATCGAATCAAAGAACTTCAAGCTGGTGTTGATACCGATGCAGCAGCTTTACGCCAGCAAGGCATTGACGAAAGATCTACCATCTCGACAGAGCAGCAGCGCATATCCGACTTGGTTCAAGCGAACATGGAACAGACTGCTACTGACTTGGCGGCTCAAGAAGAGCGCGTAAAAGCAGCTCAAGCAACTGCTGTCGGCAGCTTGGAGGACAAGCAAGGCTCTCTAATCGGAGACATAAACGCAAGAATTGGGGAGCTTGGCGCTTCCTTAAACGATACTACGGCTCAGATTAACACAGAGCTTGACGCTCGGGATGCTGCACTTACCGGTTCTCAAAAAAGCGCAGCAGAGGCTGTGCAGCAAGAAATTGACGCGGTTAGAGGCGATCTTGTTTCTATTGAAAGCGACATTCGGACAGAAAGTTCATCTCAGATACAGGCTTTGCGCGGCGAAAGAGAAACCTTAGTCGGTAATATCGAAGCCAACGTAGAGGCTCTCAAAGATAATATTGCTGGTCTTCCGATTGAAGATTTGGAGGCTCAAATCGAAGCCTTGCGCCGTGAATCCGAGTCTCTTAAAGGCACAGCGAGCGAGGAAAGAAAAGATTTATTTTCGCAGATGGAAGCTCTTCGTGACGGTGCTTTAACCAACGATCAGGTTAACGCTTCTATCGCGCAAGCTCTGCAAACTGGTACCTTATCGCAGGATC